AACCTCCCAAGCAACCGCATTCCGCAGCGTCTCGGCTTCCTCCGCAGTCATGTCGAGGCACAGGGCGAACAGCTCTCCGACGGAGAGTGGATCGACCTGAACGTCTACGTGCTGGAACGCTGAAAACCAGATGGCATCCGCCCCGGCGTCACCCGCAAATCCGATCCGGCCCGATGCCCTACGCCGCGACCGGCCCGATGACGCCGTGCGCGGTTCATCCGGCGTCGCATCGAAAAAAGGAGACCTGCGGAGAGGCCTCCTTTTCATCCGTGGCGGCCGGCGGCCCTATTTCTTCTTGATCGAGTTGATCAGCTGCGCGGGCGTCGCCTGAAGGTAATTCTTGCAGAAACGGCTGAACTGCGTGTAGTGACGGAACCCGTACTTGTTCATCAGCGCCTTGGTGCTGTCCTCGCCGTCGCGGATGTCGGTGAAGACCTTCAGCGCCTTCTGGCGCATCATCCAATGGTAAACGCTGTCGTTGAAATGCTCGGCGAAGCGGCGTTTGAAGACCGAGAGGCTCATGCCCGCCAGCGAAGCCAGCTCGGCGACGCCCTGGGCCTTGTCGTAATTGTTGCAGACGAAGACGCGGAAATTGTCCTGCGGCTGAATCATCGACTGGAAGAAGTAGGCATGTTCGGTCGGCGTGTAGAGCACCTTGATCATCATAAAAAGCTCGGTGGCCTTCATCCGGTGGTAGCGGACGCAGTTGAACATCTGGCGGATCGTAAAGAATGTGCTCAAAAGGCGTTCTATCGCCGGATGCATCGAAAGCATGGGGACCGATTCGGTCGGAACGACCGAGTCGTAGGGCATCACCTTGTCGAAAATGTCCTGCTCGCAGAATTCGATCCGGTGGATGAGCGACAGCACGACCACATGCGTCTCGTCGTCCTGAGCCGTCACCACGAAGCGTTCGCTGCGGGCGAGACACACGCACTGTTTCGACGTAACCAGACGCACCGTGTCGTTTCCGTGTTCCAGCCTCAACGATCCCGACATCACGAAAAGGATGCGCACCATGCGGTCTGCGGGGAACGTCACCCCTTCTCCGGCTGCAAACGTAAGCTGTGAAAACCGACAATAGGTCGAATCGCCGATGCGGCGGAACGGCGCCGGAAACGTAGGACAACTACTACAATCCGCAGAACAACTCTCCTTCAATGCCGACTCCTCAAACTGCGGTTGGGGTTGATAATCCATAAACTTATTTGATCTGTGTGACGTGATTTTACGAACAAAAATACAAAAAAAAATCAGGAAAAGCAAACAAATCAGCTCCCGTGATGTCAAAAAAAGTCCCCGCCGCGACCGGCAGGGACCCTGAAAAGCGTTGTAACGACGGAAGAACCGCCTATTTGCAACTAATGATCAGAATTTTCGAAGACTCCCAGAACCGTACGGGATCGGTGATGATCAGTTTCTCGACGACCTTGTTCGCGTCGGTCACCAGTTCGTACGACCCCTCGGGATGCGAAGTGACGAGCGTCGCCTTCTTCTGTCCGACAGGGACCTCCGACAGCAGGCGCGAATCGGTCATCGTGAAGCTGTCGAAATTGCTGTTCCGTCCGACGGTCAGCGTCCGTCCGATGAATCCCTGCTTGTTGATGATCTGCGCGTCGCGCAACTCCTTCTCGGCCCCCACGATGTAATAGACCGTGTTGAGCTGGTTCTGCAACTCGACCTTCTCGCCGCTCAGGTTCTCGACCTCGGCGCTGCGGACAGCCACCTCCTCGGTCAGGCTCTTCACCTCGTCGCCCATCCGGACGAGACTCTCGCGCAGCTGCTCCACCTCGGCCTTCTTCTCCGCCAGCTGCCTGTTCATGTCGGCGATCATCTTCTCCAGACCGTCGATACGCAGATTGGCCTTGCGCAGCTGGGCCGCCGAACGTTGCAGCGACTCGATCTTCGCGCGGTTCTCCCGCAGCAGCCGGTCGATGGCCTTGATGTCGTTGTCGATCTCCTCGACGGGACGGCGGCCTCCCTCCGACTCCCCAGCCACGGTGATCAGGTTCTCGCGCGACTTGATCAGCGCGAGGTTCTCCGAGATGGCGTTGATGTCCGCGAACACGGCATTGATCAGCGAGTCCTTCGCGCTGACGACCAACTCCAGCGAATCGCTCCGGCTCTCGGCCTCGACGGCAACCTGCCTGCTCACGCAGGAGGCAAGGAGTGCAACGACGCCCAGCGCCGCGGCGGTTGCTATATGCTTCATCTTGTTTTTCATGGCTCCGACTCTTTAAGGGTTTACGGTCTTGTTTGCCTTCAGGCGCAAATATATGCATAAAAACAAAATCTTGTACGGATTTTTTCACAAAGGCCGGAAATTCCCTGCGGGGAATGAAAAACAACGGGCCGCAACCCTCGGTTGCAGCCCGTTATTTCGTAAATGCGCAAGCAGTTTTACTTCGCATTCTTCTTATCGTAGCGTTTTGCGTAACGGCTCATAAACTTATCGACGCGACCAGCGGTGTCAACCAACTTCATCTTACCGGTGTAGAACGGGTGCGAGGTGTTGGAAATTTCCATCTTATACACGGGATAGGTTTCGCCGTTCACTTCGATGGTCTCTTTTGTCGAAACGGC